GCGCAACTTCTCCCTAGCTTGCTCCAGCGTCATACCAATCACTACACCCGTTGAGCCTATTTTAATAGCCTGGACCCAATTCTGGCGAGATTCAGTAACTAACTCCTTTCGTTTATCCAAGGTGAGTATGGCTGGAATAACTGCATCTGTATCATTGCCTTCCTCACCCTCCGTTTCCACTGCAGGCACGTACAGGCTGTTTTGTAGCAAGTCACTGAGAGTTGTATTAGCTTTACTTACCGCGGCATCCAGTTCTCGGGACAACTTGTAGCGCTCGAAACTACTCAACTCCTCCGTACGAAACCTAACATCGATGTCCTGGAAAGTAGACAGGCTTCCGGAATGCTTCACGCTCACATCGAGTCGACGGGGAACAAAAAGCGCGTAAAGTCCTGCGGCTAGAGCTCCAGAGCCAAGAAGCCACTGAGTGTAACGTGTCCTCCTCGATGGGCTGTAGACTGCCTGCGCTTCAGTGTATCCTGTCATAAGAGAAGAGACTGGTGTTGTCGAAAAGTTCTTCAGTATGCGCAATGGAAAGAGCAAGCAATCCCAAATGTAGAAACCGAATATCGTCGCAGAAAAAAGGCACGGGGACACAAGACAAAGGTAGTTGGGCATCTTTAGCGGCAGTGTTCTGGAAATCAGGCGGTACACGACGTCGTCGGCAACTCCTTTGCAGTGAACATGCGGCAAAAAACGATGCCAAAAACTTTTCGACATACACTCTTCCAGTGGGTTGTAGCTTTGAATCAAGAGGTAAGTACCAACACAATCAACGTAAAGCTTCAACAACACAATCAGAATAGAAATCCATGCTAGGGGTCGGAGAAATGACCAAATGTACGTCTTGTCACGATACTCAAGGAAACAATCGTAATCTGTTACTCTCAATGCTGACAAGACATGAGAGTAGATCTTGTCTAAAAGTCGCATGGTCATACTTTTCCAAAATGTGAGGGGAGGTGACGTGGATTCTTCCGAAGATGACATAGGAAATGGGTGACAGTCCCTGCAGACATGTCTTGGCATGCAATGTGTGCACAAGACCAACGGCTCATCAGTAGCGCTCTCAACAGACTTCCTTTGGAAATTGATGTGTTTCAGACATCGATCACGTACTTCTTGCAACAATTCGACATCACTCATCCTGCCACCAACATATTGTTTGTCACCTTTGTCACCAATTACGTATTCTTGGTATTCCAGCTGTTCGGGCAAGAAATCATCTAAAGGCCGGGACGTGGCTGACAAAGCCTCACGATGGAAACCGCCTTTGCCATCGGAAAACTCAGACTTGACGATGCATTCAATTTTCATACCTAGTCGTCTCCAAGCAGAAGCTGGATTGGCACACTCCTCCTTGAGACCCATCGTAACAGAGTTAGTTGTGAACAAACATATTTTTGCAAAATTGAACTTCACATTCTTCTCTTCCAGTGATGCTCCTGTGAACTGCGTTCTGTAACTATTCACATATCTAATCAGGCGTTCCGAGATGGTTTTCTCTCGCATATCACTATTCAGATTACCTATGTCATCCCAAACTATCGCTGTGGTGGCATTGTCCAAGCCGCCATCGAAGGCATCCGACTCTGTGACAAAGGAGGTTTTGGGGTGCTCTTCGTCTATCAAAGCGTGCAAGAAACGGAGCAAATACTTCACAGATGCGGTTTTGCCTATGCCAGGTGATCCATACAGTGTCATGGTGAAGGGCTCCGCTTTAACAGCGAACGTGTTGGCTACTGCTTTCCAGTCCTGTTTAAACGTTAGAATCATCTGAGCTTGCTTTTCTAGTTGCATCTTTGCTAAGCCTGTTGCGCTCCTTAGAGAATTCCTTAACATCGATTCGCAAGCCAAGAAAGAATCCCAGATCTCCGGCAATGTGCACTTCGTTTGCTTGTAGGCTCCCGACATCAGCAGCTGATGGTTATCGAACGCTTTCAACCATATTGAGCTTGAGCCCTCACTTTCCATGTAAGAGTACACATCGCTGATTCTGCCACCAGTAACGTAGAGGTTGTGAGTGAATTTGGCGAAGTAAACTGACGCATCAATTACCCCTCGAGTGAATGTACTGAAGTCCTTAATCTTCGCTAAGCCACCTCGTAGTATCCCGATGAAGGTGTCCTTTTCCGGGAGACTAGTTAGGTCAACTGTCTTCTCCATAGAGCTCACCCACGGTGCCAATGCTAACGCTGCCAAAAGGGACTCTAGATGTGTCATCGTTTTGGATTTTCCGAGCTCCAACGTGCCTCCTAGCAACTTTTCGATGTCTGATAACCACGGCGGATACTGACCCATCAGTCGTTGAATCTTTTCATCCTCCGCTTCAACTTGTGGAAATAACCGATCCGCTGAATTCTCTGTGGTGAATGTCAAGTATGAGCTGCCATCACGCTGTGATCTAAGGTCCTCAGATGTTACTGTCCGGTTGGTTCGATCCAAGAAGCTGGGTGGAGTAGGTGAATCGACGGATATCACCTGGGGAACACTGCCCAGAGTCCATGAGCCATCATCGGCTTGAGTGAGTGACACGTTACCAAACTCAGTCAGAATATAGCGAAGCAAACTGTGTCTCGTTACAGCCAGGACCACCAGATTTAGCGCGGCGTAATGGTGTGCGTAGTACTTGGCTAATTCTGCATAAGTCGGTGTTTGAGAGAGGGTGGGACCACAGGAAATGGTTACACAAAAATCGATTATCGCTTGGAACCCGTAAACATGTTGAGGACCTATGTCTGCTAACACCCAGTCAGGCATTGTAGCGATGATCGCGTGAGCTCCTGCGTACAAAGCTGTCTCTGTTTCCGCCTCGCACTCCACTTCAGTTGCATACGCCACAGCGGCCTTCCGTGCTTCTTGTTCTGCGAACTTGATGGCCTCATCCAGTTTTGTCGATCGCGGACCAGGTAATTCCACACAGTGGTCCTCAGCAGTGAGCAACAGAGTCAATTTACGCCGTATTCTCGAGCACCAGACCCTGAAGTTTCCTATCGTGGGAGGATCGAAATAGAATATGAGCGGGACAAACAAGAGCAGAGCGATAGCGCATGTCAAGTTGTACTGTGGTGCCGCGGCGGGGGCTCCTGCCAATGACCGGAGGTGAAAGGTCACTTTATTGTATGCGAGAATGACAGTAAACATACGCGCGCTAGTGAAGATCCCCTGACACAAACCATCCATCGCGATGTTGGCGTTGCAAACCTTGTGTTTGGGTAATAGCAAAATCCTAAGAG